TTTAATAACCGTGCCGGTTTTGGTTTTGTAACAGTTCTTTCCGGAGATAAAAAGAACGAAGATGTTTTTGTCCACCACACGGGCATTAATGTTGACACTGAACAATACAAGTACCTTGTTCAGGGTGAGTATGTTTCTTTTGTTCTTAAGAGCAGTGACAGCACGGACCATCCTTATCAGGCAGGTTCAGTTAAGGGTGTACTTGAAGGTCCACTTATGTGTGAAACACGAAATGCAAACCGTTCTGCCAGAGACGAGGAGGGAGAAGATGGAGGAGAACCACGTCGTCGTCGTCGTGTAAGACCTCGTGGAGCAGGTCCTCGTTCTAATCGCAGAGAAGGTCAGAACTGGGTTTTAGAACGTAACAATAAACAGGAACCAGAAGATTCTGAGGCATAATTCTTTAATTATGACAATTCATATTACATTTTACATAATAAATATTTTATTATATAAATTGATTTAAAGATTACTCCATTAATGTAGAATATAAAATGTCAAAACCCGACACTACTGTAGAGAATTCCGCACAACCTAGTGTAAACGAAGAAATCCATGCCCAATTCATGGAAGTTGTACAAACATTAAATACATTTAAAACAACTATTACAATGTTATCTACACAAATTAAAAATTTAGAGAGAAATGTTAAGAAAAATATTAAACGTCTAGAGAAAGAAAGTAAAAAGAATAAAAACAAAGGTAATCGTAAAGCATCTGGATTTGCTGTTCCAACTAAAATCTCGAAAGATCTTTGTAAATTTATGGGAGTCAAAGAGGGAACTCAACTTGCTAGAACTGAAGTAACAAAATATATTATTCAATATATTAAAGATAATAAATTGCCAGATGAGACAAACAAAAAAATTATTAAACCTAATGGCAAACTCAAAAGTCTTTTGAAACTTAATAAAAATGATGAGGTTACTTATTTTAATCTACAGAAATATATGAACCAACACTTTGTTAAATAAATGTAAAAATTGAAATACATATATAATAATTAGTTAAATATTTAACAATATTTAAGTAATATACATGCCAATGGGTACAAGAAGATTATTAGGAGAATTTAGAAGGGACTGGGAAAACGGTATTAATGAAAATAATTCAGCAATAATAGATAATTATGACCATATTTTTGCAGGTTTTCGAAACAATATTATGGTAAATGAGATAAATATATTTATATTAAATGAAAATTATGATAAAACAATTTTAGTAACATTAGATTTCAGCAATATGGATACTTATCCATTTAAGCCTCCAAAAGTAAAAATAAATACAACTTATGATTATTTACGTATTTTATCAACCATTTCAGGTAAATTAGTAGAAGAAAAATACGGTTTAAAATGCATGTGCTGTAACTCTATTTTATGTGAATGGGGTCCTAATTATTCAATACAAAAAATTATTGAAGAATGTGAAGAAAGACTAGACCTTAAATTAAGGTCTCAAAATATAAATGTAGCACATATGTGTGTTATGAAAAAATTTGGACATTATTTACCCATCGCAGAATTTTTATAATACTATAATATATCAATGACCGGATTTATACCACATTATGATAGCATAACATATGGAGCAGTTTCTAGTACCATAATAACATTAAGTATTGTATATGGACTTTATGCCGTAGGTGCAAAAAAAAGTTCTTTTATTGTAAGTTGTTTAGCCATATTATTGAGTGATCCATTATCGCATGTCATGGCAGAAAATATAGCAAATAATCATCACGACCCTATTGGAATTATTGGATTTTTAACACATGTTTTTTCTCAATTACTTATTGTGTTAATATTTGTATATTCCAAAAATATAGAATGGGGTATACGGATTACGACTATTTTTTCTATTATAACAACAGGTTTTTGGATTATGTATCAACATAATAATATAACTTATACTATGGCTAGTTTAGGTGCCATATTACTAGTTGTTTATTTCATATTTCTAGTAGAAAAAGCATTAGGTAATCATAAATAATAAATTGAAAAAATATAAGTAGAATATTGCATGTTTTAAATATAACATGAAATATTGTAACTCAGAATTTACTATTAATGACCCAGAAATTTTAAAATATTTTAGTATCTTTCCATTTGAATTGAGTGATTTTCAAAAGTGGGCTATTTATTCAATTGTGAATGGTAAAGATACAATGGTATGTGCACCAACTGGTAGTGGTAAAACACTTCCAGCAGAATTCGCCATTAAGTATTTTACAGATATGGGAAAAAAAGTAATTTATACTAGTCCTATTAAGGCTCTTAGTAACGAAAAATTTTATAATTTTCAAAAAAAATTCCCAAATATTAGTTTTGGTCTTTTAACGGGTGATAATAAATTTAATCCTGATGCTCAAGTTATTATTGCAACAACAGAAATTTTGCTGAATACTCTTCAAAAACAGAAATGCATTGAGAATGATATTCTAGATAAAAATAAGTTGAATCTAGATTTTGATATGGATGTTTCAAAAGAAGTTGGTATTATAGTATTTGATGAAATACATTATATTAATGACCCTGATAGAGGGCATGTTTGGGAAAAATCAATCATGTTTCTGTCTAAAAATGTTCCCTATTTGGGATTATCTGCCACAATCAATAAACCAGAAAAACTGTGTCAGTGGAATGAAAATCAAGTATTTGGAGCAAAAAGAAGTGAGATGTACTTATGTATTTCAAACTACCGTAATGTTCCACTTTTCCACTATTCCTTTATGACTTTACCACAATCACAACTAAATGCAATTGGTTCTTCTCATAAAGAACTTTTTGAGAAGATGACAAATAAACCTGTTTTGTTAAAAGAACAAGATAAGCCATTTGTGGAGAGAAATTATTATAATATGAAAAAAATATTGGAGTATAATTATGAAAATAAAATTCAACCTAACAATACTTTTGTATTTAATGAAATGGTAAATTATTTGAAAATGAATAATCTTCTTCCAGCATTGACCTTTATATTTTCCCGCAGACAATGTTATATATGGGCTGGAAAAATTCAACGTTCTCTTTTTGAAGATGATTCTACTATTCCATCAACAATTGAACAAACTGCAACAAAAATTTTAATTTCTAAATTAGACAATTGGAAAGAATACACAAAATTGGTGGAATTTCAGAATATTGTTAAACTATTAAAAAAAGGTATAGCGGTACATCATAGCGGAGTGACACCTATTTTTAGAGAAATGATTGAGTTACTTTATAATGATGGACTAATTAGGTTGCTTATTGCAACAGAAACCTTTGCAGTGGGTATAAATATGGGGATTCGTTCTGTTGTATTTACGGGATTGACCAAATTCGATGGGAGAGGATTTAGGTTTTTACATTCTCATGAATATGGTCAGGCATCAGGACGTTCAGGCAGGAGAGGTAAAGATACAAAAGGATATGTGTTTCATTTAAATAATTTATTTGATTTGAGAGATAATAATCCTAGTTTTAGTGAATATACTAAAATGTTGAGTTGTTCTCCTCAAACCTTAACATCCAAACTAAATATAGATTTCAATTTGTTGATAAGTTTGCTATATACAGGTAATATTGATTTTAATGGGTTTATGAAAAATAGTATGCTTTCAAATGAAATGGGCCAACAAGAATTGGCAATTCAAAAACAGCATGATGACTTGAAAGAAAAGCATCATAAAAAGGGAGATGGATTTAAGTTTTTAAAAACAGACCGAAAAACTCTTATACATTATTGTGAATTAGAAGAGCATATTAAATATGCTAATAAAAAGAAGAAGAAAAAAATGTTAAGTGATATGGGTAATATTTCAAGTGATAAATTTTTCGAAAAAGATTATAAATATTTTAAGGAATATATGATATTGGGTGAGGAATTGACAAAATTGGTAAGAAGACATCAAGACGCAAAGGATTATTTTGGAAATGAAATTTCTCTCCATTTGGGTATTTTGAAACAGGAAAATTATATCAATGATGAATATACATTGACAAATAAAGGTAAAATTTCTGCAAATATTCATGAGGTTCATTCGCAAGCGATGGCTGATATTATAGATGATGGAGGGTTTGAACAATTAACTCCGGAAGAAATTGTGGCGGTGGTGAGTGTTTTTACACCTATAAGGTTGAGCGATGAAGACAAATATATCAATGTGGATTATATTAATTGTAATGATAATATAATTCAAACGATAAAAAAAATAAAAAAATCATTGAATTATTGGTATGATATAGAAACCAAACATCAAACAAGTTTTGCTCAAGAATATAATATTCAATATGATATGAGTGAATTTATGTTTAAATGGTGTTTGGCGGAAAATGAAGAACAATGTATTCGAATATATAATGAAGCAAAGGGGTTTAATATTTATATTGGAGAATTTGTGAAGGCTATTTTGAAAATTAAAAATATTTGTAAAGAATTGGAGCAAGCATGTATTATTAAAGAAAATGTGAATTTGTTGAATAGGTTGAGTAAGGTTCCTGAATTGATATTGAAATCTATTGCAACAAATCAGTCTTTGTATTTATAAAAATATATAATATTTAATGTATTAAATATTATTTAAATAATTAATTTAGTATTATATCAAATGGGAAAACCCCTTAGTCAAGAAGATATCGATTGTGTTACAGATTCATTCAAAGATATGGAAAAATTATCTCTCTGTCAGAAAATTGTCGTTTTTTTACCCAGCATAATTTTAACAGGATGGACAATATACCAATATTATTATATATTTTGAATACATTCATCTATCTCCATTCACATACGCCCGTCAAACACGGAGGATAATCATCCCTGTCCTCTCTCGTCAATGTATTGTGAAAATAAAATCCTCCACTTGTCCATGGAACTTTAATCCAGGCTTTATCAATCTCTGCCGGAGAATAATTTTGTGTTTGCGTCATTTGACGCCCAGACATCACTGTCGCAATTTGCAAAAAAAACATTAAAAAAGTAATTAACTTCATTTTATAATTAATTACTTTTTCTTTTATATTGTTTAAATAAACTCTTTATTCAATAACTTGTTCTAATCGAATCTTTCTTTTCAAATTTACTTCATCTTGAAACAAATAAATTTTAAATTTTTGCGTTGTCATATTATCAATATCAAAACGAGATGTATATCTATTTACCATATTAATCTTAGGTAAAAACACCATGTATTGATAAAGTGCATCATTTCTAATAATTTTGTCAAATACAAACCCTTCAAATTCTTCATTGAACAACTCTTTATTTTCTGTACAAAGAGCAAGTAAACTACAATCATTTTGAACCTTTCGAATAGATCGCATTGTTGTATTAATATATTCTAAACTATTATCACTTGTCCAATACTCATAAAATTTTCTACCCTCCTCACTCATTTTTTTTATATTGAGTTTTTCTTGCAAAACCATTATATTAAGCAAATCAACCAACCTTCTAATAGGACTAGTTATATGCACATAAGAATCGAAATCCAATATTTCATGTCCCTCCATATTTTCAAACTTATTGTATTCACTGCCAAAACTATTCCAATTTTTAACAAATTTTTTTACCTCATTAGATATGTGACCAGGAAGTTCTTTAGTTGTTCGCAATTTTGCTGAGCGAAAAACACCACATTGTAGTTTTTCCAACTCCTTCGCACAAATATAATTCATCGTTATCATCAAATAAGCAACAACATCATGACTATTATCAATATTATCCATATACTTCATAGATTTTCTATTCATTTGTTTTGAAATGTTAAGAAGTTTTTTATAATCAGCATGATTTTCTTGTTCTTCCGTATCATACCTAAGATTTCTATTTACTTTAATGACACTATTGTGAAATTCTTTGCGAATAATTTGAGAAGTTTCATTATCAATATAAAGTTCCAAAAGGAATGCAAACCTTATGTCATTTTCAGTCAAACTGCAAAGAGCATCAGAAAGAACAGTCGGAAGCATCGGTCGTTTTCTATCTGGGAGATAAATAGTAGTAATACGCTCATTAAAAGAACTCCATAAATCTAACATATCCATCCAGAAGGATACATTGGAAATATAGACACTAATACGAGTTGTATTATTTTCAAGAGATTCTATACTAAAAGCATCATCAAAATCTTTACTTTTTAGTGGGTCAATACTGAAAATATTTCGGTCTGTGCGATGGTCTACTAGATTTTGCGTTGCAATAATATTTTCTATATATTCCATTTCAGTTTTTTGTTTTAGTTTCTTAAGAGCCTTTTTAGTAATATTTTGTATGGATGCATAAAGACTTTTACAATAAAGTTGATATTCATAAAAATGGTCGAGATGATCTACATCCCCTAAGACATTTTCGATTTGTCCGACAGGGTGTTTACCTTCCCAACTTTTAAATTTAAATACTATATATTTATTTTTATAATTTTTATTAAATGTATGTTTAATTTTATAG